GGCACATACTACCACCTAATTCTTCTACAAGAACTTCAATCTGTTGTATGATTTGTTCTTCTAATTCTTCGTCACTCATTTTTTTAACTCCTCCTGTTCTTTCATATATTCTTCTCTACCATCTTTGGTAAATACTTTCTTCTCATAATCAAAATAAGGATGAGGTTCAGCACTTACAACAGGGTCTTTAGTTTTATTCTTTATTACGATAAATCTATCAGCAGCGAATGTTCCCGCTAGATTTACCTCAATCTCATCACCATCTTTCCAGTTGATACTACCATCTTTTTTAGTGTGTAGCATTGCTTCTTGAATTTTGTCAATAATCTTTTGTGTCAGTTTCATTGTTTCTTTTTTCAACTAATTGTTCAACTTCTGTGGCAACCTTATTCATTACCTCTCTTACATCAGTTCCTGACCCAGAGGTATGATAATAGTCTTGTCCTTTTGGAGCATAATGTCTGGTGTGAAGTGTCCAATGCCACTGTTTCACACCCTTAGAATACCAAAACTGTAATCTCATGATAAAGGTTCAATTCCGTATGGTGTCAAATCATAGTATGGGATCTCTAATGCTTCACCCTTACGTGGTGTTGGTTTTCCTATCTTTGCTAAGATATCGACTGGTATCTTCTTCATAGTAATATCATAGGGTATAGGTGCATTATCTACACATACCCTAACACATTCCCATTCTTCTTCAGTGAGTGAATAGTTCACTTCTTAAAGACTCCAAATTTTGATAGAAGATAGATTGACAATACTGTCCAGAATACGACTTCTAATCCTATGTTATTCATTTGTTAAAAGTTGAATCAGGTTCTAGTGCGATAAAATATTTAAGATTATACTGCTTATTTGTAAACTCAGATAATAATTTTGAGGATATGACAACATCATAAGGACCAGGTATAATCTTTATATTTTCCATCTTAAAGTTCAATTCAAACTCACTATCGGTCTCTCCAACATAAATTGAATATTCATTTGAAGTATCATTCTTTTTATCACGAACAACCATATGTATCTCATTATTTTTTCCAATAACAGATAAATCAGGTAGTTGATAAACTGCTGCTGCCTTTACAAGTTTTTCAAGTGAATTACTTTCAAGTTGAAAACATATTTCTTGAGTTGGTAAGTTAATCTCCTTATCTGGTGGAGCAATAATTACCTGTGGGTCTGCATAAAAATACTTAACTCTTCTTTTACCTTCTTTGATTGTTATATGAGAATCTTCTGTAAAATCAAGATTAGGGTCTTGATGTAAACTCAATCCGTTTAGAAATTGATTTAAATCATATATTGCAACGTCTCTTGGAAAATCTTCTGGTATTTCTGCCTCTGCCAAGATATTCTTTGCAACAGATATAGTACGGAGTTGATTTCCTTTCTTTACAAGAATTGAATTGTTAATACCCGCAAAGTTCTTGAGAACTGCAAGTGTACTATCTGATAGTTTCATAAAATTAGTAATAGTTTGCATAATTAAGGCATTTGGTCAAAGTTGCCAGAAGGCATTGATGGTTCTCCATAATGTCCATCAAAATGTAATAACAGCATAGCATAATGTATGACTTTTAGCAAGTCTGTTTTGTTTTTACCATTTTTGCTACCGTAACGACTACCATACTTGAGAATGTTTGCTTGACAGAAATCTGTTGCAATATCTCTAGCTGCCATTAGGTCAATAGTTTGTACTTTACGGAACTGATGTTTAGTTCCTGTATAGTGTCCTTGATATGTTCTTGAAACATATTCTTGAATGTCTTTAAGTATTTCATCTTCATGATACTTAAAATTATGGTCTGTTTTTGCCATTTCTAAATCTTCTGTTACTTGTAACGACATTCCATCGTCATAGGTTCTAAAATGATGTGCTCTTTGCTCATCTACATCTGCTAAGTAGTCATCATAATAATTATCTTCATAATCAAGACCATCGCCAGTGATATCATCTCTTACTTTATCAAGAGCAGTATTACCTGCTCCCACATTAGTATCAATGATAGGATAAGTTTCGTCCATAGTTCCGTTCAATGCCTCCCACGCTAAACTCCATGCATTAACCATAGGTAAATAAGAAATCGTTAACAAGACTATCTGCTCTTTCTTTACCAAACTTGCCTGTCAGGAATCCTGATACTGGATCAAGTCGAGTCATATAAGCATCAAAGTCTTCATAAAAACTGGTATCGTTACCAGTAGGTTTCTCTAATTCTAGCATATCTTTGTACTTAGTCAAGTATTCCTTAAAGGTAGATACAAAAGCATTTACCTCTTCCATCTTGCAATATCTAACAAAAATATTCTCTGAGAAATGATTACCTTTTTCAAAGAACCTATAATCTTTTTCTGCTTTTGGTAATCCATCAACAGAATAGAGATAGTTTTCTACAGGATGCTGAAAGTCAAATACAATAATAACTTTCTTTTCACTGAATCCCATTAAGTCCATTCCAAAACAAGGAAGATTACTACCTGTTTTTGGATAAAGAATGTTGTTGTAGATACAACATTTATCATTCCAAATTTCAACCTCTCTTGATTTAATAAGGTTGGGATTAGAATAAGTCTTCGCTTGAAGACTCATTCCTTTTGATTCCCATTGACCCCAAACCTCATTATCTAGTAAAGATATACTTTCGTGTAGGGCATCTTTATATTGCTCCCATAAATTCATTAATTAGTTTCCTCCTTCACTGGTAACTGGAAGTCAGCATCAACCTTATCATATAACTCTAAGAATGATTGCTTAGTTTCATCATCGAAACGATTGATACACACTTGTAATGATTTTGCCTTATCATTGAAGATGCTGTAAGCACGAATGATATGCACTAATCTACGTGTGCTGATGATATCTTCTACACCACCATCATAGAATGTTTTGCGAATGATGTCTGCCCAGTCTACAAGTTTCTTGACAAAGGATAAATCTTTGACACCAACACTCTCTGCATGAAGTGTAAGTAATCTCTCCTCTACCTTTGGATGTGGATATGATTGCTCGAATGTGACAGGAAATCTTTCTAAGAATGCTTCGTTTAATACGTTAGTACCTATGAAACGTCCGTCATCAGAACCTTTACCTTTTGTATTTGCTGTTGCGATGACGTTAAAACCTGCTTTAGGTGTAACATACTGACCAATCTTCTTGAGGAATAATCCTTTACCTTCAAGAACTGGTTGTAAACAAAGTATCTTGTTTGATGCTAAGTCAATCTCATCTAGAAGTAGGACAGCTCCCCTTTGAAGAGCTTCAACCACAGGTCCGTTGTGCCAAACAGTGTTGCCATCAACAAGACGGAACCCACCAATAAGATCATCTTCGTCCGTTTCGATGGTGATGTTGACACGAATTAACTCCCTCTTAAGTTGTGCACATACTTGCTCTACACCAAATGTCTTACCGTTACCAGATAAACCAGTAATAAATGTTGGGTAGAATTGTTTTGATTGAACAATCTTCTTTACATCAGTGAAGTTTCCAAACTTAACAAAGTTAGGGTCAACTGTTGGAACAAGATTCTTCTCAACGTGTGGCATTACAGCAGGAGCAGCAAAACTCTTCTCAATGTTTTGTACACTCTGCTGTGTAACTTCTAGATTCCACTTACCTTTGGAAACCTTGAATTTCTGTAACTTCTTAGTTACTGTTTGATATGTAATATCGTTCATTGCACAGAATGCTTTGATATCTGCTGCTGTGAACTCAGTACCGTAAAGTGCTTTTAGTTTTTCAATCACTTGGTCGGCAGTCATTTTAATCTCGAAGGGCATAATAAAGTTTGTTTTCTTTTGATATACTTATTATAATCAAAAAAGAGGGTGATGTAACCCCCTTGTGTGCCACTTTATAAAGTGGTTAGACACTTTCAAGATATTGAATGTGGTCTTCTAATTGAGTAATTAATTTCTTTTTACTATGTCTTCTATCTAACTCAATACCTATGGTGCGTCCATAGTCTTCAAGCTCATCCTTTGACATAGCATCAAAACTTAAAGGTGCTGCTATTGTATCTGCAACTTCCTCCTCTGGTCTAGGTGGTTCCTCTACTACAGGAACAGGTGCTTCTTCTACAACAGGAGTAGGTGTTTCCACAACAGTTTCAGGTGTTACTCCTGATATTAAATCTCCAAATTTAGACATTTTCTCTCTGGTAAATACCTTCTATTTATCTTTTTCTGCTGTATCAGCAGGTGCTTTGGGATCAGCAGGTGTTTCTGCTGATGCCTCAGTCTCAGGTTTAGGTTCTTCCTTTGGTGCATATACTTTTTGATATGCTGCCATCATTTTTTGTGCATCCTCTGGTGTAATTCTAACCATTGTAATTATATAAAGTATTTTTATTTATCACGCTACCAATTCAATAAATTCTCCAAGTATTTTCTTATTCATTTTCTTATTCTTGAGACTCTTGAAGAATGCTCTCTTGATTTGTGCCTTTGTAGCATCATCGTCTACCTCAAAGTCTGCATCGTTTGCAAGAGATGTTGATGCCATACCAAAGTAAGTATGATAACCTGCATCTTTGATTGCAAATGATTTTTCCTTTCTCCATCTCTTCATTATCTTTTCATAATCTTCATTACCATATCCAAGATATCTGTGAGCAAAAGATGAACCTTCACGAGATGGCATGATACGAATACCGATAAAATTAACACTTGGTAAACGCTCTCTTAAATTTTTAAGTAGAACATCAGTTTGATTACGGTCATCGTAATAATGTCCTTCGCAAAGATATGTTGTACCTAATTGTCTGTCACGAATAAAGCATCCTTCACCAAAGTATTGTGTGCCCATGTAATAGTCATCGTCCCAATCTCTTTTGACTTCTCTATTGTATCTCATTGGTTGACCTTCACCATCAGTTAGAACAACACATTGTACTTTCTCAACGTTAGTATTCTTCTTAAACTCTGGAAGTAATTGACGAAGAGCAATCATTGTTTCATTCAATGGTGTTCCTGATAATCTATAACCGTGTGGAGCTTGTATCCAAGGTGTATCAATCTTCCAATCGAATGCTGAAGCAAGTCTGAATATGTTGAGCATTTGACGGTCTAGGTCTTTTGTTTTTGTCTTATGAGTAAAGAAATTAAGTAGATGAAAACTGTCAGGTATCTGTACTTCCTTATCCTTTACCTCAAATACTCTTTCCTTCTTACCTGTCATTGGGTCATAGTTAGAATAGTCAATAGTAAATGCGTATACTTCGTATGGTATTTGGACTTTACGACAGAACCAAATAAGGTTATATAACTGCTTAATTGTATCAAGTATTACATTATTCATTGAACCTGACCAATCAAGAATGAATACTAGTCCGTGGTTTTTCCCATCTGGCACAACTGTGATTTTTTTAAAGATGTCCTCATTGAATTTATAAGTATGAAGAGATTTGGTATCCAAGACACCAGTACGACTAGTAGAAGAGCGAGCATAAGCTCCTGCACACTTGCGTCTCTCGAATTCTTTGACAAGATAGT